CAGCAATAAATCCGCTGGAGACGTGGTCAGTTGCTGTTAGTTTTTCGGTAGTCATACAAGTCCTTATGCGCTACGAATCAGCGCCGTTGTTGATGTGTTGGCGGGCATTGTTACGGTAAATGTATTGGAGCAAGACTTATCTGAACCAAAATCAATTACGGCAACAGAGGCATTGCTGGCGCTGGTATTGTAAATTAAGGCACAGCGGGTGGTAAACGCGGCAGGGCTCCAAACTACATTGTTAAAGTTGATGTAAACAATGCTTGAATTTGGGTCAGTGTTGATGGTCACGCCGGTTAAGGTCTGACCGCCAGCCGTATACCCTGTTCCTACAACTTCGCTAGTGTTTGTGTAAACGGTTGTGCCCTGATTAAGCGACGCATTCCCGGTATACAGCGCCATTTTGAACGTGTTTGTTAGGAAGTTGTGTACACCTTCGTATAGCTGAAGCTTAAAGCTTGTGGTCTGACCTTGAACGATTGCCATATTAAGTTACCTTCTGGCGGTACTGTCCACTGCGGTATGCGTCCTGACGCTCCAGACCATCACCCAGACGTTTAGCCTGCATCAATGCGTCTGTGTACTTTTTGTCCACGAGGGCAATGATGTCAGTCTCGCCCTTCATAAAGGTATACGCCTCTACCAGCGTTCCGTAAAACAAGGCTGCATCGTAGTTATCGCCGAGCCATGTCGTTCCGCTTGCGTTTGCAACTGCGGAAACGGTTACGGAAAAATTTGTACCTGCTCCGCCAAAGTACGAGTTCGACGCGCTAAGCACATTTCCAATCATGTATTGACATCCGCCAGAGACAATTACAACAGATGTCACTGCATTGCCAGATATCGTAATGGTTGCAGTTGCACCAGAACCAGATCCACCTGTGAGGGGTACGTTGTAATAGGTTCCATTCGTATAGCTTGATCCACCAACCAGTGTCCCCGTGCCGGTAATGATTCCCTGCACAATAGATTCTGGATAAAAGAAGTAATGCAGCTCTACGCTATAGGTTGTATCTGGAGTTGGACCAAGAATAAAAGACAGCTCATTTGGTGCTGCACTTTGCGGTCCAAAAATGGCGTAATACTTTGGCGCTCCAGTATCCGTAGGGCTTGGATAAGCTTCACGAATAAAGTTAACGTCCTTGTTAATCAAGTACGCATAGGATCCCGTGGAGTCAATTGTTGCAATTGAATACGTAGAGAGAAAGTCTGCCGGGGCTGACAAATATTGTTTATTGGCTGTGATTGTTCCAGTCTGGTTTTTACGCAGCGAGGGAAACTGGATGGTGTTAAAAATGCGTTGCTCAGCCTGCTCTATGAACGTGTTCATATCCGTCACCGAGAACGTGTTCTCCGTGTAATCGGTAACCGCAGTAACAAGCTGGGAGTAATTCATTTTTATGCCATTGGTCCACGGGCCATAACGCCCTTAGTGGCTGCGCCTATGCCACGGATTCTGATTCCGTCGCGCTCAACATTGTCTTTTCCGGGGTCGCCCGCGCTCACGCGTGGAACCGCTGTGTCAGCATCCATGTCCTGAGCTTGCAGGGTATTTGGATCTTTAAGCGTATTTTTTTTGTTTGCCTTGCCATGCGGTTCAGCGTAAACAGAAGCAGCGCCGTTTTCTTTGCCCATGCTTTTGGAACTAAATTTAGCCATGATTAACCTTTGCTGCGTTGGTTCATAACCTTAGCCATGCCACGGCCTTTAGCCTTCAGATCTGCTTGCGTGACGCCACCTTTGCGCAAGGTAATTTTTGTACCCTTGCCGCCTTTGTGCTCTTGCTTGTCATGCTCTTTAAAAGCTTTTTTGATCATCGCAATGTCTTGCTTTTTGTCAGCAGCTTCTTCTTTGCGCTGTTCGGCTTTTGATTCGCCCATTTCTTTCTTTGCCATAATTAACTCCTAGGTTACCGATATTGTTACTGTACCAACATATGTGGTTTGTGCCAAGTAGTTTGGCGTTAGCTTTGCATCAAAACTGCTAGCGCCACCAATTGGATTCCATCCCCATTGAAAATCTCTAGATCCCCCGCCCGGGTAGCCTAAAACATCTAAACCAGAAGCCGTGTAGCTCCTATCAGGTCGCGGATTTCTTACCCCTTGCGGGTCATCCACTGGATACATTCCAAGCAACAACTGTGGTTGGTCTGGATCCCAGCATTGATGACACACCAGCAACTCATAGTTTTTTGTTTTAATTACTTCCCGCTTTAGGTCAGTCAACATAAAACGAAATCCACACCGATCACACTCGGCAATGGAATTCTTACCGGATGAGAATCTGTTTCCCATTTAATAACCCCGGCCAATAAACTGCTGACGCGGAACAAACCGCACCGCTGCTTTTTCCCTATCTTCGTCAGAAGCTAGTTGCCAAGCTTCGTCGTACTGTTCTTTTAAAATTGGAAGTCGCTGAGCGCCATCTGGCACCTTGAGCGCTAAGTAATACGCAAGTCCAGCAATCATTGCCGGATAAAACCTAAACGGAACATCAGATACGTTTACACCACCTCCAGCGTCCTGAGAACGGCGCAATCTCCAGTAAGCTAGGGTGTAGGTCTGGCTACCATCGGGAATTGGCCAAACGGTCACTGCGGGGAGCCTCTGTACGGTAATAACAGAACCTATGGAGTGTGTAGCTGCAGTTGTATTGTTTTGACCACGGGCGCACGTATTGAGCGTGTTGCCGGATATGTATTGATAGAAGATGGTTTCGCTGTCTATCTGAATAAAACCGGATGCAGACAAACCAACAACGGACGTAAGGGTAATTACTGTGTCAGTTGTTGATACTGCACTAGCCACGGTAATGGTAGTGGGTGAGTTTTGGGCATCTTGTCGTTGCACCAAAATTTGAATTGGACGCGCTTGTTGCAGCTTGTTTGGCAACGTTGCATAGGTAGAAACACTTATGCGTGTGATTGTCAAGTCTGCTTGGTTAGATGTGCTATTGGCTTGCGTGCGAATAACGTGTTCCAGCAGATCTACTGTGTCAGATGGAAGCGGGTAGGTTGACTGACCTTGGACAAAGGTAATTGTCCCTTGGTCAATCGTCCACATGTTTACACCACGATTTGCCCAGTCTGCAAATAGGATGTTTAAAGACCGGCGGGCGGTTCTTAAGTCATATCCTGTGCGCAGCTCACTTCCGACGCGCTCAAACGCCTCCTCAACAATTTCTGTTAAGTCTGGATTAAACGTTGTGACGCCGGAAGTATTTGCCATGTTTAGCTTTTAGCTGTTTTGGCGGACTCTATAAATGCTTTGGCAGTTGGTGCGCCTTTGCTTCCAACTTTGCGCATTTTTTCTTTTGAGCCATTGGCGATACGTTTTCTTTTTGCGGCAATATTTGCATATAGCCCAACCCCGCCGCCATTGGCATACTCAGTAAAGTCTGTGTCGTCGCGGTGAGCCTTCTTAACGCCGTTAGGCATTTTAGAAGGATTAACTGCACCCATTCCGCGAGACTGCATCATATTAGACCTTCTTGGCAATACCGTAGCCACGGTATCCAGTCGAACGTTGAGGATCAGATTTGGTCACTCCGCCTTTAGCCATTTTTTTGACTTTGCCACCACGTTTCATGGGGTTGCCAGCTTCATCGTAACCATCAGTGCCAGCGTTGGCGCGAGACATATCCATACTGGATGGTCCACCTTGGATGCCGCGACCGCCGCCTACACCAGCGTTACGAGGACGATACGCTGCGTTTAAAGCATCTAGCTTTGTGAGTGCATCTTGCTTGTCTACTGTAGCTTTACCGCTTTGCATGTACAGATCGCGGGGTACGTAATTTAGCGGGGAACCATTTTCATCCAAACCTTTATTGGCAAGGGCTTGTGCTTTAAACGTAGCAAGATCACTGGCGCTTGGGCCACGCTGTTGGTTTACACCAAACTTCATGTCCGCATCTGGTTTACGGGTTAAGCCACGCTCCCGGTTAAGGAAGTCGCGCAAACTAAGTCCAGAATCTTCCAATTCTTGTTTAGAAACAATACGATTAGTAGCCATATCTTATCCTTAGCAGTACGCACCAACGGTTTTACCGCGCTGGGCAATTCCATCACCACGGCTGGAAGCAGAACCGCCAGCAGCCATCTTCTTAACTTTACCGCCACGCTTCATGCCTGCAGGGCCGCCGGGCATACCGCCGGTAGGGGCGCCACCGGGAACACCGACCATAGGAGCACCTCCGGGAGCACCTTGTATGGGGCCTGCGCCAGCGCCTTGAGCGCGAGCAGCCAGTGCCGCCAAAATGGCGGGGTTAATTTTACGTGTTGCCATAATTAACGGCCTTTGGCCATGCCGCCACCGCACATAGCTTCGACATGCTCGTGGTGCAATTTGTGCCCGGCAGCGTGTGCTTTGAAGTGCTCGTGGTGTTGCTTGTGTCCATCGCCACCATACATTTTTTCCATGTGCTTGTGCTGCATCATGTGAGAAGGAGTTTCTTCCTTCATGTTTTTCATATCTTCGTGTTTCATGATAAGTCCTTATTTGGTCTTGCCGCCGCGCTTCATGCCGGTAGTGCTACCAGACATTTTAGGCACCATGCCACGGGTTTTACCGCGCTCTGCTAAACCGTCACGGCTAGGAGCTGCAGTTTTAACGGCGCCCATTTTTTCAGTGGTCATGCCCTTTTTTTCAGAGATGCCAGTTTTGCCGGTGGTGCTACCACCGCTTGCCATTTTCTTCGTTGCCATATCGCCACCTTTAGAGAATTTCCGGCCTTTATCTGCCGCGTTGAAGTCTTGTCCCACGGACTGCGGGACACCGGCTTTCTTGGCAAACGATGGCGAGTGTGCTATCGCAGCCATGAAATTGTGTTGTTTTTTACTGGTTGAAGGCATTATCTTCCCCAAATAAAATCTTTTGCACAGTTTTTGTTTCGTAAATACGAATACACATCCAAATGATACCAAGAACACTGCTAACAAAAGCAACGATGGGGGTAAGCCAACCCATCATTCCCGTGATTGTCAGCGATATCACTGCGCCATCTGCCGCTGCTTTTGCTTCAGTTCCGTTCATATCAGCACTTCCATCTAGCTAGTGATGCGGCTTTGCGTGTAGGCTTCCCGTTTTCGTCTTTCATTGGGCCGGGCATACCTGACATGCGCGCGCAGAATGATTTCTTGCGGGGGCCGCCTTGCGGCTGCGGAGCCTTCAAATTAGACCCCGTAGCTGCGTTGTACTTAGCGCGCCCTTTGGCAGTCAGCCCAGCTCCCTTAGAGACCGGAAGCTTTTCTCCACGACCTACCGCAAGGGATGGGTTTTTCTTAGCCATAAGTTACAGAAATTGCGCTGAGTGTTGTTCCAACAACGTATATGCCATTGGAGCAAAGAATACCTTCTCCGGGCAATAGCACTTGGAATGGCTGCACCGCTGTTGAAAACTTAAACTGATATACCACAGATCCGGTGTTGTCGGTACCGTCGTAAACGGTAAAGGTTCCACCAGTTCCATTGCCAATAAAAACAATGGACTTTAGTCGAGTACGTCCAGTATATAGCTGCGCAGGAAAAGTTCCAGCATAGGCCGACTTAACGTCATATTGCATCGTCATAACTAATCTCCTATAAAACGGGGGGCGAAGCCCCCGAGACTAATTAGTCGAAGTTACCGTAGGGGTAAGTAGTCGTAGAACCAATGTTGTTATCAGGCTGGGTGTAGCGCAAAGCAAAGTTGAACTTACCACCAGTCGGAGCCGCCACGGATGTACCGGTAATTGATAGTGTAAACACTACTTGCGATAGAGCGGGTTGACCGTTGTTAATCACAATGTCAGTCGTAGTAGCAAGCATGTTGGTCAAGTTGGTTGCGGTGTAACTGACTGTTTTGCGGCCAGCAGTACCAACAGTCGTGGTGCCCAACTGCGTAGATGCATACACGGGGGTTCCGCCAGCAGCAGTAGTTGCGTTGGAAACAAACACGCTTACGTCAGATAACGTAGCACCGCTTTCGCCGGTGATTGCGCTCAAGTAGTCAATGGTGAAGTCTTGAATTGCGCAGCCAGTGGGTAGATAAAAAACAACGCCGCGATAGACCTGTGTGCTAACGTCCGTAGGAGGGGTTGTGGTGACTGCCGGGTAGCTTGTGGACGGGGTGTATAGTTGGGCGGGTACGTTGGGGATGCCATTAGAAAAAACGTACTGGCCAGAACCGCCGGAATACCCATTGGTGCCAGAAGTAGTATTGGAAAGGTCAATGTAAGCGTCTTGAACCAGCTCGGCATAACCTACGTTACGCAAGGGACCAAAACGCTGATCGCCCGAAAGAATTGGGCCTTCAAATGTAGAACGTGCCATGACAAAAGTCCTTATGCAAAAGAACCCTTACCAATCGTTGCATCGTCTGCTGGGGCAGTGGCGGTAAGGGCAATAACCCAGATGCGTGCAATATACACCCATTTAAACGCTATGTCAATAAAAAAAGGCACCCGAAGGTGCCTCTTTAAACTTGGGTGTAAACCTTAGTTTTAGTACGAGCCGTACACGCCCAATGGATCGCTCCAGCCGAAGCTGTAACGCTCACGAGACTTGTAACGCACGTTGCCGGTGTCAAAGTCGCCGTCCATCGAGTTCTGCAGAGCAACACGTTCAAAGTGCTTCAAACCGTTAGGCACGTCAGTGGTCAGGAACCATGCGTTACTAGCGGTCAAGAAGTGGTTGACGGTGTAGCCTTCAGGGATAGAACCGTTGTTCTTCAGCGCGTTTACATCGTTGTTGTTGGTGCCGACGCGGAGTTCGGTTTCCAGCAAGCGAGTAGCAACGAACATCAGAGCAGGCGGAACAATCAGCTTGCGAGGTTTAGCAGCAATCAACAGACCACGCTCATCGGTCCATGCAGCGATACCAATAACAGCGGCTTCCAAAGAAGTTTCG